ATAAGGTACAGAACCTTTTCTTTGTTGTCTTGTTGAAGATTGTTGATAAAATCTGAAATTGTTTTGTTGTCATTATAGTTTGTGTTTGTTCATAAATTGTTCATGTACGGTTTGTCCTGTAAAGGTGTAACCTAATCGTTCTAATATTTGTTGTGTTCCAATAAAATCATCTTCTGTTATTGGATTGAGTTTTAGATAACTCATTTCCCCATCATCATCAGGGTCCTTCCTTGAATGGTGTAATTTACATCTTGAATCCAATCCCCATTTGGTATTCTTTGATTTGTAGAATTGTGATTCGGGTAAATAGGTCCCACATATCCTGCAGAAATAAACCCATCCTATTTCACCCATCATTCTCCTTGAAAGATATTGCTCAAATTGTTTCTTTGCCATTACTTATAATTATCTTAATAATAGAAAAAAACTTTTATTTTAAAAAGTATATTGATATTTTATTTGGATTATTCTATATTTATTCTTGTAATGGTTGAGATACTATTACTCACTTGTAGGGAATTCAACGGACTTATAATCCTACAACATCAAGATTCAAATTGATAAAGTGATAAGGTTAGATGATTAAGTAGCATAGCAGCACTAGCATCTAGCGGACTTATCACCTTCATAATCTTCAAATAATATATTATAGCTAATTAGCTTTATAATAATAAGATATTCTGGTTAAGTCCGAAACATTACTGGATATAAGTAAGGAGAGGTAAAACTCTCCTTTTTTATTTAACCAAATTATGGATATCATTTGACTCTATATCCAAAATTTATTACTATCCATATTATGAACTCTATAAAGATATTATCCAAATTAACCAAGTTTGAAACACTTGACACAATTGAAAGATTTATTCTATTGTTATTACACGATAAACATTTGATTCAAGGTGAATCAAATTATCTAACACCAAAGGAATTACTGGAATTTAAGTTATGTAAGAAAAGTTCATTACACACGAAATTAACCAATCTAATATTCAATGGACTTGTGGATACACTTGATGGGAAATACTTCATTACAGATAAGTTTCTGTATGAACTGGGTAAGATTACTTGGGATGATATGACAATAAAGAATATTGAATATGTTGGTAGTGTAAAAGAATTTACAATTGAAAAATTGGAAAACTTTATCAAGAGTGATGTATTAACAACATCTCAACAAAGACAAGAATTATTTGACTTATTAAGAAAGTCATCAAATGTAATGGTGTCTCTTAAATCTTGGTTTTCAAGTGAATTTGGATTATCACAAGGAAATGTATTATACAATAATTTCCTAACATACAATTTATCATAGTATTTACAGATATACAATACCAAGATATACTTATAATAAGTTGAGGGGATTTCTCTAAATTGTTGTCATTAACTTTCTCATAGTCCCTTCATTTGCTCATCACCCACAAGTTACTCCCATTTCTTGTGGGTTTTTTGTTTTCAAATACATTAATTTTGTTTATATTTATATTATTATGGATATTAAAGAATTATTAGATGGGTATTTTAAACTAACAGATGAAGAAAAGGATGATGTCCTTTCAAAGTTAGCAGAGATATACTTCTTTCAAGGAATAGAAATGGGAATGTCACCAGTTCAAATATTAGATGGGTTTGACCCATTGATTGAAGAATCAACCGAAAGGGAAGATTATGAAATGTCTCAAGCGTTTTCAGATATTAAGGAAGCGATAAATCAAATACTAACAAAAAGAAACTAATCATGGGTTGTAATTGTAAGGGTGGTAAGAAACAAATAACAAACAATCTTGATAGCCCTGACCATATTCAAGTGGGTAAAAATGTCTTTAATTCAATTATATCACAGAAGATGATAGAAGACCTCAATGACTTGGATAAGATTGAAATTATGGGTGCCTATGCAACCCTATACCCCAATTCAAGTGCTACACCAAACATAGGTGATGCAATAAATCAAATCAAAACAGCAATTGAACTGTACGATGTAAAATACACCAGAAGAAGATAATGGAAAATATAGAAGATAACGAACCAATTAAAAGGGGAGCAGGTCGTCCAAGATTGGAACAGACAATGAACCCTGAATGGTATAAGATGATGATTGATGCGGGTAGGGATGGAAAACACATCACACAATTCCTGATTGATTTGGGAATAAGTTGGGAAGGACATCACGCATTACTGAAAAGAAATAAGAAATATTATGAAGCGTTCTTGGAGTACCAGAAACTATGTGAAAACTTTTGGTTTAAAATGGCACATGATTCAATGATTGATAATGAAGGAGCAGGGTTTAACACCAAACTATGGAGTATTATTATGACAAACAAGTTCAAACAAAATTGGAAGAGTGAAAAACATATTGATGTTACCACACAGGGGGAAAAGTTGGAACCTTCAAAGAGTCCAATACAGATTGAAATTATAAGAAAAGAAATGGGAAAAGATGATGATACTAACGGGTGATTGTTTTGAGTTAATAAAGACATTGGAAGACAATAGTGTGGACTTGGTGATTACATCACCACCCTATGCTGATATTGTTAATTACGGAAAGAATATATCCATTAAGAAATCAAATGAATATGTGGATTGGATATTACCCCTGTTCAATGAAATACACAGGGTTCTTAAACCATCTGGTTCATTTATTCTTAACATAAATGATAACTGTTCCAATGGGTTAAGAAACCCCTTTATCTATGAACTGATATACCGTAGTCAGAAGGAAACAAACTTAAAGTTTTATGATACCTACATCTGGCATAAGAAAAACGGAATACCAAATGGTTCAAAGAAAAGGTTTAGAAATAACACAGAGTTCATATTCCATTTTGTTAAGAATCAAAAGGAGTTAAAGTTCTATATGGATAGGGTGTTACAAGAACCTGCTGAAAGTTATGTTGATAGATTAAAAAGTCCAATTAACAATGACAATGAAATTGTTGATGGTGTTCGTGAAAGAAAGAAAGTTGTATGGGTTAGAAGGACAAGTATGATGGTTGATGAAACTGGTAGTAAAAATCCTGACTTGGTTCAAAGGATTGTTCCTGATTTAGTTAGACCTGATAATGTATTTAGATTCCAAACAGCAGGAGCGGCAAGGGATAATAGTATAAGACATCCCGCACCATATCACAAAGATTTACCCACATATTTCATCAATTTACTAACAGATGAAGGTGATGTAGTCCTTGATGTATTCAGTGGAATAGGCACCACAGGATTGGGGTGTAACAACAGAAAATACATTGGGTTTGAATTAAATGAGAAATACGCAGAGTTCAGTAAGAAAAGATTAAATGGTGAAGAATTAGAAGAATGGTTGGTATGTCAATATGACATGAATGATAACCTGATTGCCTGTTACAAGAATAGGGATGAAGCATCAAAAGCAACTGGTGTGGAATCAGGTGATATAATGAGAACCTACAACAGAACCAAGTTTGAAAGTAGGGGTGGATTTAAGTGGAAATTAGAACAAAGGTTATGAGGTTTCAAGTAACGGAGGTATGGGAACATATCCACAACGCAGTGGAACAAGATAAAAGATATATTTTTTTGAGGGGTTCCTCGCGTTCTTCTAAAACAATATCAGCAATACAATACATCATCTTGGAAGCAATTAAAAACCCCAAGACAAGTATAACCATCGCTCGTGCGACACAGGTATCTTTAAGACACACGATATTACCTGATTTCAAGTTTGTAATGGAATCCATTGGACAATGGGATGAAGGGGTATTTCAGAAACAAGAATTTGTATACACATTTCCAAATGGTTCAGTAGTTAGATTTATTGGACTTGATGATTCAACTGGTAAGTTAAAAGGTTTTAAGTCAGACATCATCTTAATTGATGAGGTAAACACGATAGATAGAAATGCGTTTATCCAAATGGACATTAGATGTTCCAAGTATATCTTAGCATTATACAATCCTGAAATACCTATTGACTGGTGGGGGTTAGAATATGAAGGAAAAGATAATGGGTGTATGTTACATTCAACTTGGAGAATGAATAGTTTCTTGGATAAAAGAACAATTCAAGCAATCAAGGAACTTATAGACATTGACCCTGATATGGCAAAGATATATTCAGAGGGGTTAATTGTTGAACCAAGAGAAAAGATATTCACACAACCAGAGTTATATGATGAACTACCAAGACATATCAAGGACAAGTATTATTCAATAGATTTCGGGTTTAGTAATGATGAGTGTGCTGTCGTGGAAATAAATGTGGATGGTAGGAACTTATATGTTAAACAACTGATATATCAACTTGGACTAACCAATGAAGATTTAGCATACAAATTAAAAGAGGTTGGAATAGATAGAAATGTGAATGTCGTAGCAGATTCCGCAGAACCAAAGTCCATTGAAGAACTTAAAAGGTTGGGGATAAATGTTAGACCTGTAAACAAAACCAGTATCTTATACGGAATACAAAAGATGAAACAATTCAAGATATACTTACATAATGAGAGTGTGGATTTAATCAGTGAGTTTACTAACTTTAAATTCAAGAAAGACCGCACAGGAGCAATAACAAATAACACCATAGGAAAAGACCACTTAATAGACGCTTTAAAATATGGAATAGTACAATTTTTGGATAGACCAAAAACTAAAATAACAATAATATGATAGAATTAGAAATTGAAGATAAGATTGTTCAGGTTAAACCACACCTTACAATTCAACAATACCAAAGGTTAAAAAGTAATGAAGAAAAATACCAAAATAGTTCGGTAGAAACATTATCATTATACACCGATATACCAGTCAATCAGTTGAAGGATTTACCATTAGAACAAGTCAATTTTGTTCAGGAGTACATTACATCACAGATTACAACCAATTCAATGAAAGATGAATTACACAACATATTCACCCATAATGGAGTTGAGTATGGATTGGAAAATGATTGGACAAAACTTGCTTGGGGTGGTTGGGTAGATTTGGAGGTGTTCGCATCAGACAAGGTTGAACAGAATATCCATTACCTAATGGCGGTATTGTATCGTCCCGTGATTGATAAGAAGAAGGGGAAATACACAATCAAACCATATAAGGCGGATGATATTGAAGACAGAGCAAATGAGTTCCTAACCTTACCTGTGAACTATTGGTTCGGTGCAAGTGTTTTTTTTTTCATAATAGGGAATCTGTATATCAGCAGTTTAGAGAGTTCTTTGACTATGAAGAACAAAATCAACCAGATGATGATGAAGGGATGGGAGATACTCCCAAAATGGGTAAAAAAGAAACTACCATTAGATTCTATTTTAATCTCACCTACCAATTAGCCACGGAGGATATAACAAAGATGGAACAGATAGATAACCTATCTTTATATTTATGTTTAAACATTTCTGCTTTGATGAAAGAAAGATTTCTAAAACAGAAAGAAGAATTAAAAAAATTGGAAAAACAAACTAAATAATGGAAGAATATGTATCATATCACAAGATAATTCAGTTATTTGAGGATTATCAAATATCCCAACAAGGAATTGGACTAAACTCATTTGGACATGGAAACATTGTTATGTTCGGTATGACTGAATCAGGAATGACACCAACATATCCATTTATGTTTGTAACCCCACAGAA